TCTCAAGCTGAAGCCGACATACGTGATGGCATTCACCTGGTACTCGATTGCCGTCGCAGAGAGGGCCAAGCGGAAAGGAATACAGGTTGGGTTCGTGGAGATAAGGGATGCGCAAACCGCGGTGGACAGAGGAAGAGGTCAAACTGCTGAGGGAGACGATGCACCTCACAGAGAAGAAGGCAGCCCAGATCATTGGGAGGCCGTATCAGGCTGTGGGGCGCAAGAGTGAGTTGCTTGGACTGAGGAGAACGAGTCGTGGCGTTGTGGTACAAAAAGAAGGAAAACCCAAGGTACAAGATCTGGTCCGAGAAGGAGATCCGGATGCTGGGGAACTTCGTCAAGGACGGGTATAGCTTCCCGGACCTTGGCATCATCTTCAGACGGAACCCCGGATCGGTTTACAACAAGGCCTGCCGGGAAGGCTTCTATGTTCCGAGGCGTCGCAAGTGGACCGACGTCGAGGAGGACCTGCTCCAGAACCAGTACGCAAGCGTCTCGCGCTTGGAGGCCGCAAAACTCCTCGGACGCACGCCCCAGGCCATTGGCCATAGGCGGTTCCTGCTGAACGCCAAAAAGAAAAGGCCGGGCACATAGCCCGGCCTCTTTTATGAGATAAGAACGATTAGCATCAGGGCCGTCATATAGACGAGAAGCCAGGTTCCCAGCTTGTTCATCTCATACGGCTCTCAAGGCTCATCACGCGCAACCTGAGCTCTCTGATCTCCTGAATGGCGCGCTCGACGATCTCGATGTCAAGGTCGTCCAAAGCATCAGCGAGCTCTTCAAGGTCGTCGATAATGTCCCCCATCTTGGTTGCCCTTGCAGTCAGTTCAGATCTGGATAGTTGGCTGAGATGGGCAAGGATCTTCTTGTCCATCAGAAGCCTCTCTTCCTCCGGAGCCAGGTGAGGTAGTCAGCGCCGAATTCAACGTCGGGGAAGAACGTCACGCGGCGCACGCTGTCGTCTGGCTCGTCCGGGTCTATGATCGTGACGCACGATGGGAACGCGCATTGGTTCGGAAGCCCGAGCTCCTCTGCATAGTCGTCGTGCGTCTTGTATGAAGCTACGCGCAGAACGTGTGAGATCAATCCCGTCGCCGGGTCTTTCTCGATGGCATATCCGGATGTGTGCTTATGCCCGCAAATCAGGATGTGATCGCGCCAGCCCATCTTGGCGGCCTTCACGGGGCCGTGGACCGTGTTCCACATGCTGTGGCCGTGGAAGTCATGGCGGGCATTGACGCGCACTGCGGTTCCGTTCGGGCTCTCCAGATTGATGCGAACGCCGTACTTCCCGTTCACGCCGGGGTTCGACTTCAGCATGTACTCCAGAGGATCTCCGTCCCCGGACCAGAGGTCGTGGTTGCCCATCACAACATAGATCCACGGCATGGCTCGCATGAGCCATTCGACGAGCATCCACGACTCTTTGGCCGTTGTTGCCTGCTTAGCGTACAGCCGGATCAGTTTCCCAACCCAGTTGTTGTGCATGTCGCCGATGTTTCCGGCGAAGAGACCATAGGTGCTGGAGACGGCGGAGACGTGCCGTTCCAGCAATGCCAAATCGGTACCAGGGTCGTCCACATGGGGATCGCCAAAATGTGCGATACCATAGGGCCCATCGACCGTAACCTTTACTGGCACGAGCCTTCGCGCTGCCATTGCGGCGTCTTTTCTTGCGAACTCGGCTTTGCGTCTTTCGAAGAGCTCCCCCAGGTTCGGGTACTGGCTCGGTAGTTCTGCTGCTTGGAACACTCTCATCCCCCTCGGATTTGAGTTCTCTGTGGTATGGGCGTCCCCGTTTGGGGGACGCCAGACCGCGATGCTTCATCTGTTCTCCATTAGCCGAAGAACTTGACGGGAGCCTTTGCGTTCACTCGACCGATAACGGCCATGACTGTTCCGATGACGCCACCGACAGCCTGAATAATTTCCGTAACGCCAGAGCCGACCGTCTGAACGTCCTGGGCCGTGATGTCCCATCCGAGCAGCTGCCCCAGAGACGGGAGCACTGCCGATACGAACGTCACGATGGTGCCCCAGATCGTCAGCGACTGCGACCAGGGCTTGTACTCGACCGGCGCGGGAGCCGGTGCTGAAGTGTCTGCCATTTTCTTCTCCGTGATGGTTGGCTTTGCAGCCGGGGGTTCCTTGCTCGCGGGGATGTCGATCTTGACGACCTTGTCGCCCGCAAAAATGACGGCGTTCGTCGCTACGTCGCCCTGCGCGCTGGGCTCAGGGAATACGATGGTCTGGGGGCTCGTGAGCCGGTCGCGAAGCTTGCCGAGGCGTGCCCACCAGTCGGGGTACTGCACGTCCCAGTCTTTCTGCTTCTTGAACTCGGCAACGCGGAACTGCATCATCGCGTTGATGAACGGGATGGTGCCCTTCTTCTTGATCGCAGCGATGGTCTTCGGGCCGATTATCCCATCAGCCTTCACCTCTGCCGCCTGCTGCATCATGATGCGGGTCTTCTGCGGACCATGCTCAAGAGCCGTATCAAGGATGAAGGCCGCAAACGCCTGACCAAACTTCCCGGCAGATGTCGGGATCCAGTAGTTCTTGGTCAGGAGCTTTGCGAGCGTGTCGTCTGTCATCGCGTCTCGCATGCCGCGGATGAGAACGGTGTTCTCTGGCGTCAGAGTCTTGCCAAGCCAAACAGCGTACTCGTTGAGAGAGACCTGATTGCGGTTCGCGCCGATCTTCTTGATGGCGTCAACAACGAACTCGTTGGCCTTCTCCACGGCTTGCGGCGTAGAACCCTTCGGGCGTCGGTACCCAAGCAGCTTGCTCTTCGCGGTAGATGAGATGTTGACCGTGTTCTGCTGGTTGCCACCGAGGTGGAAGATCTTGCCGTCCTTCTCGTAGAGGAAGAAGGCGACATGCCCCTGCCAGGTCGAGTTGCCTCTGGTGAAGACGACGATGTCCCCAACCTTCGGGCTATCTACCTTCTCGCCCCACTGCAGATAGCTGCGTGCCGTTAGCATCCTGGTCGAGACGATGCCGGACCGCTCGAGCATGGCTCCGACAAAGGCGGCGCACCACGAGGTCTCGTCGTCTTCGATCTCCGCGTGCTTCACATCCCGAAAATACTGCACTACCTTCGGGTTGTGTTTATTGCCGACAATCTCTGTCGTGCCCAGCTCGCCGCGAGCGAGCTGGAGCCATTTAGGCTCAGCCATCATTTAGCTCCGTGGAACTTGCATTCCTGTTCGTAAACCTTGCAATACAGCGCGTCGATCTTCTGTTTAAGTTCGCCGATGGTCTCGTCGACCTCGTTGGCTCTGTCTGAGACGCGTTGCTCAAGCGCCAGAAGAAGCTTGCGCTCCTCGACGATGGTCTGCCTGAGAGCGACGGCTTCCTTCAGATCGTAAACCCGGCCATCAATGGCGATGCCCCACGTCGTGATGGCGCCGATGGAGGAGGATACGATGATGATAAGGATCTTCCGGCTGAGGCCAGGGTAGGACTTGTCCAGTTCGTCAGCTGCCCTGTCGACAACCTCTTCAGTGCCGAGCACGCCGCCGAGCCTTTTCAGGATCTGCTTCACGCCAAGCCCTCCGCTTCGATGTTGGTTTTGTACCCGTCCTGAGTGAGAGAATGGACCACGCTCTTGATGCGGTAAGCGCCGTCGACAACGGCGCGCACACCTGCCACAACAAGGATCATCTCCGCTCTGAGGTACTGCGATCCGACGACGGTCATCGAAAGCTGCTTCTCGGCCCTGTTCAGGGCTGAGATCCGGCTCTGCGCTCTGTCGTCAGCAATCTGCTTGCCATTTGTCTCCAGTTCAGCCGAGCGAGATTTGGCTTCGCTCTTTGTGCGGCCGCCTCCAACTTTGCCGTAGCGCTTGGAGCGCTGGCGCTTAGCTTCTTTCCGATCCCACCAGTCGGCCTCACCGCCTTTGTGGGCATTGCGGTCGACGAATGTGAAGCGGTAGTCCATGACGTTGCCTGGGCAGGTCACAATCGCGAAGCCCTGGATGTTCTCGGCCTTCTTCTTCAGAATGAGCTGACCGTTCTTGACGGCGAAGACGCCGTCATGCTTGTCGGCAATCGACTGCAGGAAGTGGGCGTCGCTCTCTTCGGTCTGGCCAAGGTAGTCAAACTTGAGCGATTCCATCGTGCCGAGGCAGCCGTTCGCCAGGCCATGGCGTCCGGCGATCTCCCCGCAAATCTGGC